TATGAGTCAGCCACGGATTTACTCAATCCATGGTTGTCTGTTTTATCACAAGATTACATCTCGAAAGCGCTTGGCATCCCACTTGAAGATCAATCGGTCTTACTCAACTGTTTAACGGGGCACAGGCTCAACTATGACGGAGGAAGCATGACAGATAGGGAGTATCATACACAGACATGGGGTCAGCTGATGGGTTCACCCACCAGTTTTCCTGTGTTATGTTTGATCAACTTAGCTGCTACACGTCTCTCATATGAGATCAGAGACAATAAGAAGTACAGTCTTCGAGAACTACCTATGGTGGTAAACGGAGATGATATTCTCTTTGTAGCACGAGATTCCCGACACTATCAGCTTTGGAAAGAGATTACAGGTTTCTGTGGTCTTAAATTCTCCGTTGGAAAGAACTATACCCATAAGAGATTTCTGGTCATTAACTCAGAACTCTACCGAGTGACAAGATCCTACCAAGCGAAGAGGTTACCTATCATTAATTATCGTCTTATCTACGGAGGAACAAGATCGACTCCGGAGGGGCTCAGCCTCAGACCTGTGGATCACAAATCCGCAACTGAGTCCCTTAGGGTAAGATTCGACGAAAACCACTTAAAGGCATACCACGATTACCACATGCCTGTCATGGCAGCGGAGGAGATTCGAGAGAAGCAATTCTCAAAAGATCCAAAGCTTGCTAACCTCGAAGATTTGGAATTGCAGGTGGCAATCAGATCTAAACTGACGTCTTTTACATATCAACTTGAGAGACCGATGAGAATCGAGGCATATAAGAAGTGGTTTCTAACCCTCCCAACACGCCAACAGACCTACATCCAACAGGTCAGGGGGGATTATGAGATTAATGATGAGGAGATGGAACCGGTGATGGCCCTTTTTAGATCTGTGCAATTCCGTCTTTGGCGAACTTATAAGAACGATTTTCCCAATGAACGTGATAAGATTATCTCTAATTATTTACCGCGTGCACTAGGTGGTGTAGGTTTTCGACCACCACTGTACCATACATTTACGCCCTTAGATCGGGCGCTCGCTCAGACCCTCAAGGAAAATCCAGAGGGGGCACTGGAGTTTCAGAAGTGGATTACCCCCGGTATCCAATCATCCGATATGATGAAAAATCTTAACGGAGAAATTGGGAGAATCAGGAATAAACTACAACTCGAAACAACGTATATACCCATCCCTGAGTGGGATGAGTTCCTTGAGCGAAACGGGATAGAAGATCTTTCATCCCATTATGGTACAGGTATTCTCTATGGGTTCGCTGACGCCGATGCCCATATCAGTCACGATATCTTCGAACAGGCGTACGAAGATGCTCGTCGTGATATGAATTATCGATTTACAAAGATCAGATCGGTAATGAGAGCCGCGAAGGAGAGATTGCGCAGATGGGAGGGAGAGAAGGGTGGTGTCATGAAAGTATTGAAGAGTGTAGCGAAGATATCCGACGAAAGTTGGTTTCTTCGAATCCATCGTACACAACCAATACTGCCATGAGTCAAATGAGGGGAAAGTACACTAATGATTTG